AATCCCATATTAGTGTCAACCTGTGTAGCATCCTTGTAATAATACGTATAGTAAGTATACCACAATTTTCTAATCAAGTTGGCATTGTCATCATGGAATGTGATATTAATGGGATCGTAATTTAACTTAGTCTGAATAATACGCTTTCGGTTGTATTGATTCAGTGTTTGTAATTCAAATGAATATTTGGGTAATTGAACTGTCTTAACAGTAAGTCCAAAATTTTGATCTTCGGGCCATTGGTTAGTTGCACCTATATAGTCTTTGTTTATGTCGAAATAGACATGAAATAAAAACTTGTATTTAGGCGCGTAACTGTAGCCATTGGTCCTAAAGGTTTTACTTGCGTGAGTATAATCACGCAAGTAATCACTTGTAAAAAACGCTGTTGCTGCGTCCGTTAGTAGGTCTTGAAAAAACCCTGCCATTAGTTATCCTAATTAGCCGTTTGAACCGATACCAGTTACAGACGTACCACCGAATACACGACCAACGTTTGTACCAACACCAGAAGACAATGGACTCTGAACTGCGTTATCGAAGCGGATTGTCAACGAAATTGTGACTGGTTCGCTTGTTGCATAGTTCAATGTATTGTAGTTTGCTGACTGAATAAAGCAACCATACAATTCCCATGTTTCTAATACGTTTGGTGTCAATACTCCGTTACCACCGTCTAGAACTTCATAGTTCAATTGGAACTTGTAGTCTTGACCAGTAGCAGCACTAGCCTGCTCAACGAAGTCCATTTGTTTCTGGATTTGTTGACCAACTAGTTTAGATACGTTACCTTGTGCATCGTCACGTAAGTTGACAGTGGTTGTTTGCCACTCATGCTTACCTGCAAGATAGACCTTGCTGTTGTAAACATCTAATGGAATTTCAGTAAAGTTAACTTGAGGACGAGTAATATCAACAACTTGTTTCGTTAGTTCTTGTGTAGCACCACCGACACCGAAGTTAAGGAATAACGCTCTGAAACGATACTGTAATTTAGGCATCAATAGACCTTGTGAGTTAGCAGCATTATCTGATGCTACGGTCATATTGAACAATGATTGTGAGGCTATTGCCATGTTGTTTCTCCTATATTTTTATTTATCTTAAATTTGGCACCGTTAAGTGCCAAATTTATTAGCTGTTTGCCTGTCCAGTTGTTAGAACTCGTACAGGGATGTAGATGAATTCAGCAGCTTTTACAGGTTCAATTGCAACATCAATCCATAGTTCGTTTCTATCGATACGAGCAGGTGTGTTATTGCTTTCGTCGCAAACTACCAAGTAGTCATACAAACCACGTTTAGCAACTAAGTCAACAAACAATGACTGCACAACACCCTGAATTTGGCTGCGTGTCAATGCATCGTTTGGTTCGAATACAAACGGTCTTGCGACAACTTGTAGACGTTCGCGGATGTAGCAAACTAGACGAGCTACGTTGATACGATCCAGTGCGCTTAGTGTGTTGCGTGAGTTCTTGTTACCATAGTTCAACAAGCCAACACCAGTGAAGAATGCCAATGGGTTGATTTGGTTGACATATAGAACGTCACGAATTGCCATACGGTTCTTAGTAACGACGAATTCACCAGTTGTAGCATCTAAGTAACCAATGTTTGTAGCATTGTCAATTAGACCTCTACGTGTACCTGCTGGAGCTAACCAAGGATAAGCGATGGTGTCGTTACGCAAGAATGTACGTAGCATCATGTGACTTGCAGGAACAACAACTGCTGTACCAGACAAGTCTGTTGTGATGCCGCTTGGGTAGAATAGACCCATGTATTCATCACGTGTTACTAAGCCATCTTCCCCTGTGCTTGCAGCCTCTGCTGTGTTGTTTGCCCAGTTGGTGATAGCAGTAGCTTGATCTGGTAAACGCAATGGTGTGTCACCGATAATGTAAGCTGTGTTATTACGCTCATTGTTCAACGCAACCATGTCAGGCTGTAGTTCAGGATAGTTAGGTGTAGCCATCAAGTTGAAGAATGTATCTTCTTCACGAATTGTCAAGTTAGTTCCGATTGCGGATCTCATAGCTTGAACAACCATGTTACGCTGTGCCTTACGACCCATGTAAGCAGCACCGTTAGTCTGTAAACCACTTACTGTTACCCATGTGTATGAGTAGCTTGGTAGAGGACCGTTTGGATAGCTCTGTGATGTGAAGTAGTTTGTCTTAAACTGCTTTACGTTGTAGCCAGAACGGCGTGTATTGAACAACAACATACCTTGTGGGTACAATGCAGGGTTAGGACAATCCAAATCAGTGTAATCGCTTGTCAACAAACCAGTGATAGATGGCATAGGATCATTTACTGGATCAACTAGACCAGAGCTTCCCCAACGTGCATCTGCGAACAAGATACCGTCACCACTAACTTGGTCTGTGTTATCGATTAACACCCATGTGTCTTGCCCATCGACCTGTTGCCAGCGGCTTAATTTTGGATAATTCTCTAAACCGTCGGCACTAGTATCTAACCACAAATCACCGTATACTAATGGATTTTGTGTAGACTGTGCTGTAGGTGCTTCAGGCGTGCAAATTACTCCATTTGGATCAGTCACATTGTTTCCTGAATTCGCAGGGCTTCCGGTATTATCATAGTTTACGTTTCTATATCCATACCAAGCACCGTTCTTATTAACCATAATATCAACTTCAGTCGCTGTACTATAGTACCAGTTTGTTCCATTGGCTGGGTTAGTTGCTGGGGCACCTTCGTTCGCAACATATTCGAACAATTCCCAATTACTTAACATAACTGAGTAGTTTGTGTTAGGTGTTCCGGTGTAGTACGCTGCTGATGTGATACCACCTGACCCGTCAATAGATTGCACAGACAATACTAGATCATTAGTTCCGGTTAGACCACCCAATGTAGCACCATCAATAACTACTAAATCGCCAACTGCGTATCCAGTGCCGCCGCCGCTGTTAAGTGTGAAGCGGTAGTAAGTTCCCCTATTTTCTACACTGAATGAGGCGCCAGTGCCGCTACCAGTAGTAGACATTTGCGTTGCGTTGGTATTTTCAATTGTTATTGGGTACCCATACTGCACTTCGTTATTTGTTTCTGGTGCAAAACCAATTTCAGTCACTAACCCGCTACGTACTCCGGTAGACAAATCAATATCTGTCATATAAATGTCGCCGCCGACTAAATTCTGCAATAATATTGCACCAGTAGACGAAACACTTGCATAAGTATTCGGGATGCTTGCAGCCAACCAATCTGTAACAAAATCAGATGCTGATGACCCGGTCGTTGTAATAGTATAGAACTGAAGTACGTTACTTCCAGGAGCAGTAACACCCACTGTCATAGTTGAACCAATGGTGATTGGATTAGTTTCAAAATCGGTCACTGATCCTTCTTTAATCACTTGACCTGTTGTTACTCTTCGGTAGAACTGAATTCCTAAGTTAGGGGCAGGCAAGTATGAATCATCGCCTACTTGTGCAAATACAGTTCCTTCAGGGATAGATTTACCACCTGTAGCATCTAGACTCGCAATGGCATTGATTGCACTGGAGAATCGACTTACTGGAATAGTTATCCAAGCATCAGTGCCAGCAGAGTATCTGTATAGGGGAAGAGCCATTCCGTTGCCCACAATACTGGTCTTGATCCAAACACTTCCGGTGGGGTGTGGTTGGGCCTGACTTGAGCTCCATAATGGGATATTTGCAGAGGTACCAAAAGAAACATCAGGTGCATAATATGTACCAGGAGTTATACCCATAGTCTGTAATGGGGTACCTGACCCGTCAGATAACGTGATAGCGGTATTAACTCTAGGTTCTCCGTAAGAAATAGCTAATTTACCACTTTCAACGCGAGCAAATAAGTAACCAATACCTAACCCGTTAATATTATTTGCGATATCATATACGGTATCACCTGCACTAATAGTTACGGTTCGAGTCGCGCCACCAGCAGTAATACTAAAAGTATCACCTGGATTGACGCTTGGCCCTGATACGGTCCCTGTAATTACTGGTACTGCCATCTTCCAGTCAACTGAGCCCAACTGTGTCCAAGTATTGTCGTATTTTTTATAAAAATATGTAGCCCTATCATATTGCTTTTGTCCTACGTATGTAGGAATAACTGCATATCCGCCAACAACACCTACTGCATTAGATGGGTAGCCACCTGTGATTTGAGAGCTATCAGTAATGATAAGTGGAGTCACTTGGGTAAACTCACCGGTTGTGGAGTTGAATACATTAATACCCCAGTTAGTACCGTTACCGATAGTTTCTAACCAATATTGACCATCTACGGGATTGCCTGCTGGTCTAGACAATGTTCCAACTAGGCTTGCTAAGTCGATATCTGCACGTAGAACGTAGCAACGATTTGTGGTTCCTAGTAAACTGTAAGCGGCTAGTAGACCGTATTCGTTCAACTCATATCCCTGAATTGCAGTGCCGTTAGCAGTTTTATAGAAGAATGGAGTACCGTATAAGTTAACCAAGTCACGCTGACTTGTAACCAAATACAATTTGTTTGCATTAGATGCAGTTGTTGCAGCAGCTACTCCGGTGCCCGCTGCATTAGCTTTGTTCTGTGCGGTTGCTAGCAACACAAACGGAACTGAATTTGAGGCTGAAGGTAGATACTGACTTTGGTCAATGATCGTAACTTGTACGCCTGGTGATACTAGTGCCATGTTAAATTTTCCTTTATGTTATGATTGTGAGGGTTAACGCCCTAAGTCGTATTAATATTTAGCGAAAAGTTTCAAAAACACCCAATAACCGTGCCTTTAAAGGTTACTTTATAAATACTGTATGAAACGTCCTATTTGTAAGACTTGCAATAAAAATTTCTGTGCTATCAACTACGTCCGTAACGGAAAAACATACTATAGGAGTATGTGCGATGAGTGTGGTAGGAAAAAAAATAAGAAAAAGGCTAGGACCCCTGGATGGCAAAAAGCAGGATACAAGAAAAAACCCACATGTGACTTATGTGGGTTTAGGAGTTTGTTTACAACTCAGATGGTTGTCTATTACATAGACGGAAACTTAGAGAATAACCAATATGCTAATCTACGCACAGTATGTTTAAACTGCATTGAGGTCGTAAAGCGCAAAGAAGTCACTTGGCGAAGAGGTGACTTAGAGGTTGATTATTGATTTAACCCTGCAATGCAGGTCATCAATCGTACCGTCATTGTCAATATAATGATCGTAATCTAGTCCTACGCTAGAATACTCACTAGCATGAACCTTTAATCGGTCTAGTTTAGCCTTGCCCAATGACCATCCCACATTAGCAGGTCCTTTGTTGTAATCTATAGCTGCATTGTACCAATCGGGCTTTTCTCCCCTCTGTACTCGCACTGTGATACCCCCAGCATTTTTGATTGCGTTAACTTCATTCTCAAACCGACAATCAGTTATAACAATATTATCCTTGGCTTGACGTAGTTTGTTCTCTACACTAGCTACCCAAATATCATTGTGAAAGTGATTTCGTAATACATCAGTACCCCAGTACTGTAATACCCACCTAGGAGTTATATCCATACCAAGACGGTTAGACCACCATTCGTCACGCTGCTCTCGCCACTCACGACTAGACTTTGTGGTGCCCTCAAGCATTTCTCTGTCCCAGCAAAACACTGAGGCTACAGCATCCTTAAGACTAGATGCAAAACTTACACGTTTGAATCCATGATTCGTAACTAAGTAGTCTGCAATTGTGTCTTTGCCACTACCTATCAATCCAGTAACACCTATAATCATAAAAAACTCCTGCAGTACTTATTGTATTACAGGAGTGTGTCAAAAGAAAGAGTTTAGGTTATCCGATTACCCAAGTTAACGGTTGTCCATAATCAACATAGCGTTTCAATTCGTCAATTAATCGCTCTTGGTCAGCTTTGGAATCAGCTTTCATTTGAGCACCGTTAAGTGTGGTTCCTCCACCAGGACCTGCAATACTACCAAACTTTTCACGTGCTTCACCGATGATACCCTTTAACACTGCTAGTATATAGTCACCAATCCAAACACCTGCACCAGGGTCTTGTAGTAATACTTGTTCGGGTTTCTGGATATCAGCCCAAATAAGGATCTTCTCACCATCACCTTTAGGGTCACGTACAATACGTAATTCCTTTGTGACAGGATTGAATGTGTACATCACATATCCACCGAACATACGTGCTGCCAACTCAATATATTGAGCATAGAAGTCATAGGTAGCTAAACCACCTGCATAGTTATAATTAAGTAGGTATGTGTTAAGAATAGCACTAGAGAAGGGATCAAATGAACTTGCAGATGGGCCAGTCTCTAAACCAACTGTTCTACGGAATAATTGTCTTACATTAATAAATTCGCTAGGGAGTATATAAACATCTTGGTTCTTTTGAACCGTCATCATTGTATATGACTCCTGCGTAGCCGCTTGTGACCTTTGTCGATATAACCTAATAGTATACTGGTATGCAGCCTCAAAGTGTTCAGGTCCTATTTCTAGGTCAACAATACCATCACCTAATCTTAATCTTAGGTTTTGAAATAACTGTTCTTTTAATTGCGCTAGGGTTGGTCCATTCATTATCATACTCCGGGTTTAGTATTTATCTGGGTTTTGTTCTCAATCATTTCTAGGCATAGGCGAGTAGATATGGATCTACACGCCAAAAAACCATTCCTGAGGCTCCGCTATGGAGGCGATGATGAATTTAACTATTACGGCGGAGGATTGTCTATGTCTCGCCAACCACAAAGGGATGTTACCATATTCGCTGGTTTCGTAGGACATTATTCATCAGGTAGTCCATCCAGCCCGGGCCCTCTATCGCTATTACCATGACCCGGCAACTTCAACTATTAAGATATGGGAAACGTTTCTACGCAGGGGGTAGACGTTTAAGCATCAAAGGGTAGTCCCATAAATTTGCGTTGGTCTCGCTTCTACCGCCACACCACGATGAGGACGGAGTATATGCCACAGTTTGAGGTCGTGGATTACCTATTGACCAATAATAACATCAAAGATTGTGCCGTACTCGTATCTAGCCCAGTCTTCCATGTCTACATATGTGTTTATTTTGCGTCGGTATACTGTCTTTAGCCACGTTCGTTTATTGTGTACGTTGACAGGATACCACGCAAACCATTTCTTCCACTTCCCAATAGTAACCTTTCTAGGGAAAGTACCATCCCATTTTGGAATATCAGCCCATGTAGGATACTTCTTGGGAGCAGGATTGAAATTCATTGCTTGATTTTGAAAATCAGAAACAAGTCTTTCAATGGGTGATTCCATGGATCACGCACACCATAGGCGATGTGACCGAATCTAGTATCCATGTCAATTTTATCTTTACCCTTGACAACAGGTTTGTCACCTGACATAATTGAGTATAATTCGGTCCCGTCAGGTAGTTGTTCAAACTCCTCAGGAGTGAACAAACAAAGTTTTTCGTCCCAAGGATGCATGGTTTTAGAGGTCCCCAGCCTTGCGATTCTCCGAATAGTACGCATCAAAACTACCTCCTGGGTATCGTGATTCAAGTTTATTAACGTTCTCAGCAATGACTTCGTTGGGGTCATACCCAAGTGCCCTGCAACCGTTAATCCAGTACCAACCAATATCACCGAGTTCACGCTTCATGTGAAAACGATTTTCTTCATTGAAGGGCTTTCCTTGAAAGATCATCTTTTTGACAATCTCACTGAATTCGCCACCCTCTGCATTCATGCCAACGCTACTAGTCAGCAACAGAGGGACGTTTACGCCCAGTGAATCGAGTTCACGCACACGTGTGATGAATGCCTCAAGATCGTTACTAGGTTCGCTAGTAACTGCTTGGACAAAGTCCTGATATTTGTTTAAGTCAATTTTATCTGTCATATTTTTCCTCATAATTTCAAAATAACCATGTTTAAGATAAATAATTATAACACAATGTCAAACTTGTGTCAATAAAAATGTCCCTCGCGGTTCACCACAAACCCAGGGACTCTAATGCTGTTATTTTGAAAGGAAGCATCAGCATGACTATTTACTTGTATATCAAAATTCATACTAAAACCAAATTAAAATATTTTGGTAAAACGACCCGTAATGTCAATAGATATCATGGATCAGGTAAACACTGGCAAAGACACATTAAACAACATGGAACTGAACATGTGAAAACTCTAAGGGTTTGGGAATTTCAATCATTGCATGAATGTACATCGTTCGCACTAAAATTCTCAAAAGACAACAATATCGTAAACTCCGTTCATTGGGCCAACTTAATTGAAGAAAATGGCAATGATGGTGCACCAGTCGGACACCCGGGATGTGTTGGGTCAAAAAACGGAATGTTTGGAAAGAGCGCCATGCTAGGAAAAAAACACAAAGAAGAAAGCAAAAGGCTAGTAAGTGAGAAACTTAAAGGACGAGAATTTACTAGTGAATGGAAAGAAAAGATTAGCAAAGCAAAGCTAGGCAAAACGTTTACAGAAGAACACAAGAATAAAATGAGAGGGCCAAGGGGCCCTCTCAATCCAGAAGTTCTAAAGGCTCGCATCGGTAAAAAACGTGGTCCCTATAAATCAAAAACATCGAAGGATTAGCATATTTTCATTAAAGCGACCGTTGGGTGTAGTTGCAACCGCTTTAATGTCTGCAAAGAATTTACGTGCCGCGGGTTTACTGCCCATGACTTCTTTGATTTGTTCACCTGGCTTACGCAGTGTTTTAATCTCAGACTTGTTACTGTCGAATCCCAGAATCGTATTACCCTTTACCGTGAAAGTCTTAGAGTACTCGTCCGCAACATAAAGATGCAGTTTGCGCTTTACAGTATCATATACCCACGCCTCACTTGCCCCGTGCAGTTTAGTAGGATGCACACTTACCAGATCCAATTTGTTTGCAGGGTCTTTGAATTCTTTGAGGTACTTGAGTTTAGCAACGACCTTCTCGATGGGTACAGCTTTGCGCTTACGAGGAGCCTTGCTTGCCTTCTTAACAGAAATGTATGCGTTAAGATCAGCCAAGACTTGTTCAATGAATTTGATAATGTTCCTGACTTGAATTTTACCTAAATGCTTGTATGCTTCGTTTAGGTCTTTATCTTTGCCAGTTTGCAACTCGTCAAATTCACTTTGCTTGCGCTTCCAAACATCAGCGATGATAGAAATGTGCTGAGGCATAACGTTGAAACGTGCAACCACGTCCATTGTTTTTTCGCTTGCTTTACCGTTGAGGATAAAGTCATCAA